ATTAGTTTTTATATCTGCGTTTACAATTGTATCATTAGTAATATCAGATGATGTAATAGTACCAGTCAAAGCCAACTTACTATAACCAATAGCAGCAGATGCAGATATATCATCATTGACTATGGTTCCGTCAAGAATCATTGTGCTAGTTACTGTTCCAGTATCGCTTGTCTTAACAAGCGTAGCACTTGTTGGAATCGCAGTTCCATTTATAGTAGTAGCAGTTGCTGCACCAAGTACTGGTGTAACCAAAGTTGGGGATGTTGCAAATACTAAAGAACCAGAACCTGTTTCATCTGAAATAATTCCAAGAAGTTGGGCAGATGTAGTTGCAGCGTGCTGTGCAAGTGTTCCCTCAATGTGAGTATTAGCCTCACGTAAGTCACGACCTGTAAGCATATGTCGGATAACAGCACCAGGTGAGTGTGCAAAACCAGTTCCACCGTTTTCAACACCTCTAGTGATTGTTAGGGTAGTTCCAGATGTCCAGTCACTTACATCAACAATTTCTTCAAGTGCCGTATCTGGGTCAATGACAACACTGTATGTCTGTCCAGCAGGGACGGTAGATACTACCAGTGCTGATGGGTTTCCAACAACCATTGTAGTGGCTGTAGAAGTAATTGCAGATGTCAGCGTTGTTTGCTGTGAACGGGATTGATACTTACGTGTTGTCATTTATTTACCTATCGGCGTGAGTAGTGGACTCGTGCAGGGAAGTTGGCTTGCTGTGCTTTCATTTCTTCGCTGAGACGTTGTGAGTACAACGTAAAGAGTTGTTTAACTGCAGACTGTGAAGCACCATAAGGACGCTTGCTATCTGTCTCATCAGCCTGTGGGCTGACCATTGAAGCCCGTGCTGGGTCTAAGTAAGTGAGTAATCTATATGCAGCACCTAGGATTGCAACATCTTTGCACGAAGATGGAAGTCCAGTTTGTGTTGCGAACTGCTGTGAAGTTGATGTAAAAGATGGTGGGTTAGTAGCATAAACAATCTTGACTGTACGACCTGGTGTTGGAGCATCGCCAAGAGTAATTGTTTGAACTTGGTCAGTTCCACTGACATATCCAAATGCTTCAGCATTAGCGGAAGGGTCAAAATCCCATCTACGGATTGGAACCCATTCCTTGCTCGGTCCAATGCTCTGCCAGGTTACTGTAAGAATATTTTTAATGTTGAGGTTTGCTAGTGCATAAGTAGACACTGCAGCCTTAAATGTAAAAGATGTTTGTTTTACTGCAAATATGTTTGCACACATTCCGTTGATTGCGTCATTGATAGCACGCTTAACTATAAATCGTGGGAAAGTTGGTGAGATTGTTACTCTAGCATCTGCTAAGTGAGTTGCTGCATCTGTCCCTAAATAGCCACGACCATACGGAGCAATAGTTGCAGTGTTACCAACCCTGTCGTATGAATCAACCCACATAAGTTCATCATCAATTTGTATAGTACCCTTACCTACTGAATCTGTAGAACCAAGGGATACTACCAGTGGAGATGCACTTGGAGATGTTAGTGTTGTAATCTCTGTCTTAAGGTATGTCGAACGGTCTTGATTGAGTGTATATCCAGAGAGGTTACTAAGAACCTCATCAATCATATTTGCGAGTGTATCAGCCATTATGCGCTCAGACTCCTTAATGCATCTACAGCAGATTTTCCAGTGGTACCAGCGAGTTCATTACAGATAGCATAGAGACCTTTGAAAGCATCAGGAGTGCGAGAGGCTGAAGCCTTATAGTTCAAAGCGCCAACCAATGCCTTGCCAGTAGTGCCAGCCCATTTGTTAGCAGCACCTTGGTCATCGAGGAATGCTGTTATTGCTGGGTATGTGCCACCATTGGCTAAGCGGTTTAATTCCGCACATAGCGGACTGCCTGCATTTCCTACTGTCATTTTATTTCCTCTTTCCTCCTACGAGAGCATCGTAGTAATGAACATCAAATGAAAAGCGTTTCATATGTGGAACAGTTGCTGATGTATCACACCAGAGTGGGATTCCAGCCTTTTCGCATAGAGCAAAGAAATAAATATCTTCACCTATGAATTTCGCACCTCTACCCATTTCCATAAAGAACTGAGTATCTGGTAGTTGCGTTCTAATCTTTTCAACAACGCTCTTATGCATTAGGACAAATCCCATACCAGCAGCGCCTACTTGTATTAACTTATTTCTAGGCAATGGATGAACTCTTGACAATCCAAATCCGCCATCTTTGTTATCAACGAAGTTGAACACAGTTGGCATTGGAACCATCATTGGCTCCTCTGGAGTATCACTGGTAAAGTAAACACCAGTCATAATAGGACGAGTATCTTTGTCTTTTTGATTCCAAAGTTTTAAGAATGTCTCAGGAGTAATGACTACATCTGAGTCTACCCAGAGCAACCAATCTGCTTTATTCTCATCAGCCCAGTAATTGATTACTGTCTCACGTTGCCTTGCTATCTGATTGCCTTGACTGCGTAAAGTTGATTTGAAAGATACTCCAGATTTCAAAAGAACATCTGTAACACCTTGCATAAACTTGCCATCAACCATACCGTTGTCACACCAAGCCAGTGATACTGTCTCTTGTTCCATTGTCCCCACCCTTTGTTATTTCTTTTTATTACGACTAGATATCGCTGCTGCTTTCTTTCTAGCATCAGCCTTGGAACTTGCTCCCCAAGCGTTAAGCGATAGAAGCAATCTGGTTGGTTCCCCATTAGCCTTACGTTCAGGACCTGGGTTGCCAGCCATACGTGCTAGGAAAGAAGCCCTACGAGGGTTGTCTCCAGCCTTTACAGGAGGCTTGAGGGTTCCGCCCTTGTAGGATGCTCTGCCCTTGGCATTGAGCCCACCTTTAGGATTTTTACCTTCTTTGCGTGTCCAAGCCTCAGTCATTTACTTCTTCTTTGCTTTCACAACGCCAGAGATTTTCTTCAAGCGAGGATTAGCCTTGAGTGCTGCAGGTGAAGCCTTACGAGCACTGGACGCTAGGATAGCAGAGGCAGATTCTTTCGAGATGCCCTGCTTCTTAGCAATGCTTGCTGCTACTGCCTTAAAGCCACGATGTGCTTTTTTCATTAGTTGGTTCCTGAACTATCGTAATATTTAGTTCCATTAACAACCTTTACGCGACTAGCCTGCAAAGCAGCCTGTGCCTTAGCAATTTGAATATCACGTTGTTGAACACCAAGAGGTGATACACGTTGCTTGTTGATAGCAACAATTCTGTCTAGACCAGTTGTTGGTTTTTTACCACCTGTTGTTGGATTCATTTACTTCTTCTTACCCATCTTCTTTGCAACAGCCTTCTTAGCAACTGGCTTCTTGACTACATCCTTAATGCCCATCTTCTTTTCCATAGCCTTCATCTTTGAACCTTCGCCTTTTTCGTGTGCTTTCATTGCACCTTTAGATGCATACATTTCCATTTTAGCCATTGTCATACTCCCAGTTCTTTCATTACTTCAGCGGATTTTTTATTGATTGTGTGTGCTTGAGGCATAGTGTCAGCATCGTAAGGTCTCCCTAACTTCTCTGACGCTATATGTGCTGCTTCAATCTGCTTGATATTTGTACCAGCAGGTTGAATTCCTTGTGACCTTGCATCTCTGTAAGCCTGGAGTTCTGCAGTCCACTTTTTATCTGGGATATCTCTGGAGGCATCTCCAGTTCCCATTTCAAGTGTTCCAACTTTACAACCAAAACATCCTTCAACATATTCAGGATGCGTCTGTACTCTGTGTAAACTCATATCGTCCCTACTGTACTGTAAAGTTTGCTTCTGTTATTCCTATGCTTGCAGCAATCATTGCATCTTTAACTGCTTGACTAACTGTGTTCTTTGTTCCACCCATATAGTAGGCTGTGTAACCTTCTAGGTCATCCTGTGCTGGATAACGAGTAAGAGAATAAACTCCACTTTTATTAATTACTGTGTATGAATGTGTGAGTCTATAAAAATCTAATAGGCGTGGCATACCTAATACACTGATACCTTCTTCAAGTGTTGGTGTTTCAAATGTGTACGTTGCCATTATTCTCCTTATAGTGAATTTACACTAAGAGAGGGACTTGCGCCCCTCCCCTAGAATCAATCAACTAGGAAGCGATTGATGAACCAGACTCAATGCGATACAAGGCTGCTTCGCGATAACGCTTGAAGCCTAGAACGCCGTACCAGCCCATTGGGCGGAAACGCATAAGTTGGTCAATGACTGGACCGATAACTACGTGTGGCTCTTCAGCGACTGCTTGCGCGAGTCCTTGCTGTCCTGCCAAGATAGTGCGGTACACACGTGCTGAAGAAGCACCGTCTGTTGTGTTGTATAGACGTGGTGATTCGATGAAGTATGCACCTTCATATGAACCAATTTCGCCTGCCCAGATTTGGTCGTTGGATGCATACTCGTGAGGAGTACGCCATCCGCCAGAGCCTGTTTCTGCGCGAAGGTCGTGTGAAACTTCTGGGTGGATACCAGCCCAGTACATTGAACCCTTGCGAGCAACTGTCTTACCAGCACGCAACTTAGCAACAGCCTTGCGGATGTTAGCAGAAGATAGTGTTGCAGCAGCAGTAACTGTTGCTGTAGATGTGGCAGTTGAGCCAGAGTAAATTACGTTAGTTCCACCGCGAAGTTCAGTCATTGCGACTCCATCAATGGAATCTGCAAGGTTGAACGCGATGATGTTAGCAATCGCTGGGTCTACATCAGCAAGGCTGAAGAGTTCCAAAGCGCGTGTAACAAGAACAGAGTTACCGTACTCAGCAAGAGTAATAGTAACTGATGTTGGTGTACCGATTGCAACTGAGTCACGCTCTGTTGCTTCGGTTAATGCTGTTGTCTGTGCTGCTAAGTCTGCATAGACCTGAAGAACTACTGAAGAACCAGGGATGCTTTGCTTTGCAGGAGTTTTGTCTGCGACACTACGAATAAGCGGTTGAGAACGTAGTGCGAATTCTAACAGACGGTCATACGCTGTTTGTACTAGACCAGCACCACCAGCGGTTCCGCCGAGAATGCTTGAGCCTGTACTTGAATAGGCATTAGCCATTGTTCACCTCCAAGGTGATTAGAATTACTATGTGTGTATTATTGTCCATTAATCAATGCTGAAATCTCTTCTGCATTTGCAGCAGCGAGAACTCTTTGCATCAAGTCTTGGGCTTTGTCAGGAGTCGTGCCAAGTTGAGTAACTACATCCTGTTGCCGTAAGGCTGCACGATTGAGTTCTTGTTCTTGGGTTACCTCTGGCTGTGTTAATCCAAAGAGGTCTCCGTTGTCAGTAAGCCAGTTATTAACTGATTCTTCACTAACATCGTCTAAGTCTTTAAGGATTAAACGCTGTGCCTTTGGATTGACACCCTTCTTGTCTAGAACGTCTTTGACTGTACGCTCACGCTGCGACTTGGATAATCCCTCAAGTTGCTCAGTAAGTTCTTTGATACGCTTTTCATCAGAACGTTTGGCTTTCCGTAACTTTTTAAGTAAGTCGCTTCCATCCATCTGTACTTCATTGTCGGTATCTTGGTCGTCTTCGTCATCGTCCCAGTAGTTGTTGCTCATAGCAACCCACCCTTCTATTCGTTTGAATCGCAAACCACAGGTTCCAATCGGGGAATTGGTCTGGCTTTTGCTACCAGTCTTTGTACGCTATATGTGCTGGTCTGCCATATAGGAATCTATTTTAGTACTGACCTTCGCCAGATGTTCTTGCTAGGTATTGAGTTGCAAATGCACCCTTTGCTGCTCCAGCAGAACCTTGAAGTCTGGCAATTTCAGCCTGACTTAATAAATCTAACTTGCGTTGTTGCTCTGCACTTGTTCCAAGGTTTGCATTAAGCACATCGGTTTGTGTCATTGGTGTCTGACCAGCAGTAATACTTGTAAGTTTGTTAACGGTAGGTTCCATCAATGCTGTTCTGGTTAATGCTGGTCCTATGTTGCCCATATTGTAACCTTGACCAGCAAGGTTTTGTGCATCTGATAGGGAAACTTGATTTAATCCTTGTTTCTGTGCCGTACCTTGAATTTCAAAGGATGTTAAGTCTTTCTGCAATTGTGCAAATCCCTTGTCTCCAGTAAGGATTGCCTTTGCAAGTGAAACATTATCTAATGCTGGGTAGTTAGCCAATACCGATTTCTTAATATCTTGTGGAAGATTTTGGATTTCAGTATAAATATTATTGACATAATTTCCTACATCTGTTACCGATAATTCTTTACCTATAAGACTTCCAAGATAATCTTGTGTTGCAATGTCCCCAAGTGATGCTTGGCGTAATACGTTGCCCATAGCAGCCTCTGATGTATAATATTCTGCAATAGTAGGGACTTTAACTGCTTGACCAGCAACAAGTTTATCCTGTAATGCGTAGATGCCAGAAAATCTAGAAACAAAATCTTTAAGATTGGGATTAGTACGTCCCTCTTGAATAGCCATATTTAATGCTTCTTCAACAGATGAACCACTTGTGTAGTATGGATTTACTATCTTGTATAATTCATTGACCCAAGGTTTAGACATTTCTGCTTGACCAAAAAACAAAGCAAGAGTATTTTTAAATGTGTTTACAGCAAGACTTTGAGTTGTAGTACCACCAGTTGTAGTAGTTTCAAGTCCAGTGGAACCTGGTTTAGCACCAACAGGTGCTTTATAAGTTGGGTCAAATTCTGGAAGGCTTGTGGTATATCCACCTTTTCCATCTGCAGTCTTGCGGATTCTAGTTCCTGGTTGACTCTCAAGATAACCAATTATGGTTCCCTTTGGAGGAAATGTTGTTGAACCCGTTTGTGGTGTTGCAGGTGATGATGCTTGCGCTGCTCTTGCCTCAGCAGTTGCTGTCTGTGCTGTCTCAGCAGTTGATGTTTTATTGGCTGTATTGTCTGCAGTTATTTGTGCAAGAGTTGGAGCAGGAACATTAGCAAGTGCTTGTTGAACACCAGATGCACCTGCGACAGTTTTAGATGGCACTGTGTCTGGAGTATTAGTCACAACATTAGTTAAAGGATTATATGTGCTTGCCATACTATACTCCAAATCCCATCGCTCTTGCGGTTGCAGTTGCGGCACTACGTGCAGCCTCATTTTTCCACGTTGTTTTTTCTGAATCTGCACTGTTCTTTAATGTAGTAATAAGGTCCGCATTACTTTGCATAGGT